CTGTAACAATATCTTATAGGTCTTGACAGTGCAACATAGTGCATATAATATATTAGGTAAGGCCGAGAGGCCGTTCTTTCGCAAGGTATTTTAAATGACCCAAACAAAGTTTACTAATCTTGAAACAGAGATTATTACTGACAGACCCGAAGATTGCATAGTTGAATGTCTATGTCAATTTTACACAGATGAGAAAGTTGCCGAATTTGGTGACTACAACAAGACAAACAGAATTATTACTGAAGTCTGGGAAGGTGTTGAACGTAAAGTCTACCCAGAAAATGAAATCTGGTATTCTTTGCATACCACTATCCATACATTAGGTAAAACTAAATAGCAGCAGCAAGACGAATAATCGACAAGCTAGAAAAACTAGGTGTTGAGTTTAGCTGGGCAGAGAGGTGGTACTAATGCAAAACTTTTTCCTATTACTCGCTGGCATGGGGTTGTTTTATACAACCCTTACTGGAACTTTATATGACATGACAGTTGCAGATTGTAATGCTGGCATTGAACTTGCTTGTAAGGAGCTACAACAATGACTTTTGAAATGACACGCATAAAGCAAAGGGTTGCTGATCTTGAAAAGAACCAAGGTTTTATTCAGCAAAGATTAAGAGTTGATTCTGAACACAAAAGCACAACTAATCAAAGACTTGTCCAACTTGAAAAGAATCAAAATAATCTTCTAAAAATTATTTCTGAAATTAATTCAACAATGGCAGTAATGCAAAAACAAATAAACATCATTACACAAAAAAATACTGGTAAAGACCACCCCTGATCTCTACCAGTACTCCACCCATTTGTCCTAACACCTAAGGACATCATTACTATAACAAAATGGAATCTTTAAACAACACCACACCACACATAACGTCAGTTGATATTGACGAACAAGTGTATAGATCAGATCCAGCTATTGCTGCGTCTGACTTGAAATATGCCATAGATCATGGCCTTCAGGCTTTTAACATTTATAAGTATGGCAAAAACAATCCTCCTAGAATTGCAACTTCAGCAATGAAATTTGGA